CTGCAGTTTTAACTGATTATCATATCTCTAATAGAGAGCATAAAAACCAAACCCAAAGATTGCAAGAGCATCTTTTACCATCTGAAATTGAGTATTTGAAGGAAAAGTATAAATGATTGGTTTTAATCATCTAGGTCGTCATGGTCGTTTAGGCAATCAGATGTTTCAGTACGCTGGACTTCGTGGTATTGCAGCACATCGTGGATTTGATTTTGCTATCCCACCAAGTGATTTCAAAGATCCTTGGACAGACCATCAGTTGTTTGAAGCGTTCAAACTAACTGGTCTCACAAATATTGCTGTCATTCCTGGACCATATGTTCAGGAAGCATCATTCAAGTTTGACGAAAACCTATTTAATAATATGCCTGATGGGCATAATGTATATGGTTATCTTCAGACTACAAAGTACTTTGAACATATTGAAAAAGAAGTACGTGAAGACTTTCAGTTTAAAAATGATATCTACGGACCTTGTAAGGAACTGATTGATAGTGTTCATGCTCCCATCGCATTACATGTTCGTCGTGGAGATTATCTTGTAAACTCAGATAATCATCCACCATGTCCAAAAGAATATTACGATGAAGCCCTATCAAGATTTGATCCTTCTCGTAATGTTATTGTTTTTTCTGACGATCCTGAATGGTGTGGCACTGTATTTACTGATGACAGGTTCCTCATCTCTGAGGGTGGTGATAACTTAGCAGACTTGTGCATGATGACATTATGCACAGATTTTATCATTGCCAATTCATCATTCTCTTGGTGGGGATCTTGGTTATGTGAGAATGAAGATAAGCGCATCATCGCACCTAAGAAGTGGTTTGGCACTGGTTATACTGCAGCACACGACACGTCTGATTTATATTGTTCAAATTGGGAGGTAATCTAATGGAAGAACTAGAATTTGTAGAACAAGAATACGTATCACTAAAAGAAGCAACGTTCATCATTCCTTTGAGAATTGAAACTGATGATAGAATGCGTAATATTATTACGACATTGATCTATCTTCTTCGTAATTTTGATACTAATGTTATTGTAAAAGAATTTGATAGTTCATCAACGTTTGAGCAGTCTGTTTTACCACAGTTGCAACAAGCATTGACTGAAGATGAACTAAAAAATCTTGTTCATGTATTTGAACAAACTGAAGATTACATTTTTCATAGAACAAGATTACTCAATGATATGACAATGATGGCAACAACGCCTATAGTTGTCAATTATGATAGTGATATTATTTTACCTAAGCATGTTTATAAGCAAGCGGTCGATTTGATCATCAATGGATTTTCTAATCCAGAATTTCCTGGTGCAAAACCAGAACCAATCAAGGTAGTTTATCCTTATGGTTATGGAGAATATCAGCGTCAAGTCTTCTTTGATGATGAGCAAGCAAGTAACTTTGTCAATTCTAATTTCAACTTTTTAGCATTTACTAATACTAGACCTTGGGACGCTAAGTTTGGGTTTTGTCAGTTTTTTGATAGGGAAGAATATATTCGTTTAGGTCTAGAGAATGAGAACTTTGTTTCTTATGGATACGAAGATGATGAACGATATAATCGTTTCAATCAACTATCTCATGTGGCACGAATTGATGATGCTGTTTATCATTTAGAGCACAAGAGAACTTCTAATTCTTGGTTCAATAATCCACATATTGAAGAGAACAGAAGTTTGTTTGAATACTTATCAAGAATGTCACCAGAAAATCTTTTGAAGTATTACACAAACCAACCTTATATGGCAAATAGGGGTATCATTCACGGGAAGAAGATTGGTGGATAAGAATAAATCTGTATACAAATTAAAAGAATTTCCAAAGTGTCTATGGATCAACCTTGATCGATTTCCTGAACGTAGGAAATACATGGAAGATCAATTTGCATATTGGGAAATAAAAGATCATCATCGTATCGCAGGTATTGATGGTAAAGAAGATGATCCCACTTCATATTTGAAAGGAACTATTCCTCATAATATGAACCAAGGTGAGATTGCTTGTGTCCTTTCTCACCTAACTACAATCAAATATTTTTTATATGAAACAGATCTTCCTGAAATTATGATCATGGAAGATGATGTAGATCTTTCTACTGCTAAACATTGGAATTTTACTTGGAAAGAAGTTAGGAAAAGACTTCCTATCAACTTTGATACCTGTCAGTTTACAATTATCAATCCCAATGGTATTACACTAAAATTACACCATAGATTTATCAATGATTTTTCTGCTGCATGTTATTTGATTACAAGGCATCATGCGGAAAAGATTTTTAAACTCCATAACAGGGGATCTTGTTGGAAGATTGATCAGAACATCAAACCAAGAGCTGTATCTGAAGATCTAATTCTTGATAGTGGTAAAGGATATTCTACTCCACTATTTAATTATAGACTTGATCTTGGATCTGCAATTCATGAAGAGCATATTGATATTTTCCATAAGGATAGTAGAAATGCTCTTGCAGAATTTTGGGAACTTCAAGGTCCAGAACAAAATGTAGATCAAATTATGGAACTTGATGAATATTGTGGTAGAATACCACCACAGGTATACCTAAATCAACAACAATGAAACTTATAGATCACATCGGTATTTTTGAAAACGCTGTCCCAGATGACATGTGCGATATACTTATTCGTGCATTTGACGGATGGATGAATGAAAAAATGACACCCGAGGTAAAAAAATGGACATCTTCTGGTGAAGAACAGTTTCCTGATGGAGACATGAGTAGAAAAGATGAGCAGTTATATCTAGAATGTGTTGATTTGAAATTGGCAATGCAGTTAAATGTATTCATCGGACAATGCTTTGAAGAATATGCAAAGCAGTATAAGGGTATTGTCCAGAATAATGACCCAGTTTCGTCATGGACAACCAAAGTTCAAAAGACTGTAGCTGGTGGTGGTTATCATAAGTGGCATTGCGAAAACGGTGTCTTTATGTATCGTGATCGTGTTTTGACTTGGATGATATATCTAAATGATATTCCACCAGAGAACGGAGGTGCTACAGAATTTCTCTATCAAAAACTAGCACTCCATCCAAAGAAAGGAACAGTCGTTCTTTGGCCAGCTGCATACACACATATGCATCGTGGAGGATTTTTGACTGGACCTATTGATAAATATATTGCAACAGGTTGGTTTGTTAGAGAACCTGGAGCAGTAAACAATAAACTATTATCTGAACTGTGATCATTTACACCTGTATTACGAATGGATATGATAGTATTTCTGAGAATAATTATTACGATCCAGACGTTCGATATGTGTGTTTTTATGATGGAAAATTAGAAAAAAAAGGTCCTTGGGAATTCATCAAACTTAATTTAGATATTGAGTGTCCTGTAAGAAGGTCTTATCATCCAAAACATCTTCCACATCATTATTTTGATGAGGGAGCATTGACAGTATGGGTAGATGGTTGTTATGTTCTTACCAAAGAATTCACTGAATTCTCTAAAGAAATTTTTTTAGAACATGATTTTTGTTTACAAAAACATCCAGATCAAAGATCTTTATTAGCTGAGTTTTCTAAACTATATTTTCAAGGATTTTCTACAGCAGATGAAATTCTTGAGATGGCATTAAAGATAAAAGAACTTGGATATACTTTGCTTGACTACCACCAAACAATCAATTGTGCTATTTGGAGAAAGATTTGCCCTACAGTCAATGCTTGGAATAATCTTTGGCGTGAATGGTATGATAATGGCGTCAACAGAGATCAGATATCTAGTTCTGTAGCAGAATTTCTTGTTTCTAAAAATTATAAATCTCCTCTTCGATATGTTGTAAATAAAGTTTCTCCACAACTAGACTTCAAACTTAGCATCACCAGGGAAAAAGAGTATAAGGAATCATATACTCTTCATAAAATTCCAGTGATGAAAGAAAGAATTGCATTACTGGATAAACTAAAAGAAATTTTTGGTGAACCAGTTGATACATTTACTGTCAATAGAATGTATGCCTGTGTAAGATATACACCATTTGAACTCAATGATTATATTGAGAAAAAGGATATGGTTGTTTATACATGTATTACAAATGGGTATGATGAGTTTGTTCCACTAAATCACTATGATCCAGATGTGAGATATGTTTGTTTCCATGACGGAACAATTGATACAACAGTAGGACCGTGGGAATACATTGACATTAGAGATTATCACCAAGAAAAATGTCCTCGTAGGTTATCATTTTTCCCTAAAGCCAATCCTCATATCTGGTTCCCCAATGGGACAAATACAATTTGGATTGATGGATGCTATCAACATACTAGAGAATTTATCAATAGAAGCCGAGGATGTTTTCCTTTTACAATGCTAAGACATGCATCAAAGTTTTCATACTTTGATGAAATGCTAGAAGGATTTACTTGTGCATTCTTTTCATACGAAGATGCAATTCATCTTACAAAAGAATTGAAGAAAATAAATTATAACTTTAGAACATATGGAAGTCCTTTGGGAACTATTGTGTGGAGAACCATGAGTGATCAAATGACAGAGTTCAATAAACTGTGGTATGAATGGTCTCTTGTTGGGTGCAATAGAGATCAAATATCTTTTGACGTTGCATTGAGACTTTCAAATGTAGATTTACCATCAGTGTATGAGCATAGAGAACACTCAGGTATTCCTTTAGGATATTTCAATAAAAAGGGAAGGAAAGGAATGCATCCACAAAGAGGTGATAAAAGTCAATATTTAAGACAAGAAGAATTTTTGAATGATTTAGAAAATCTAACTGGTTTGAACCCTAAATTATATACAGGATATCCAGCTCATGATTTTTATATGAAAGTTTATGGTATTATAGAATGATCATTTACACTTGTATTACAAACAACTATTGTGAACTTCCTGAGATTGAAGATCTTGGACATCAGTACATTTGTTTTCATGACGGTACTGTTGAACCCAAGTCTCCTTGGGAATTGAGAGACATCAAATACAAACATGATAATCCCGTTGTATTATCAAGACATCCAAAGATTTTATTTTATGAATATTTTGATGAACCATGTGTATATGTAGATGCTTCTAGATTGCATCTTATAAACAATGAACAGTTTTTTAATTTGTCCGATGTTATTTTAACAGAAGAAGAACTGCTTGTGATGGATCACCCTGGACAACATAATTATTTTGAAGAGTGTTTGGAATATTATTTAAGATCTTGGGTTGATGAAGAAAGAATTTTTTCATTTACGCAAAAATTGAATATCTTACAATATGATTTTTTAAATCATGATACAATTTTTGCATGTATATTATGGAGAACCCCAAACGAAGAAACAATAAAGTGGTCTAAACTTTGGTGGGAAATGTACTCGGGATGGGGTCCTAGGGATCAACTATCAGGGACTGCTTCTTTAAAATTATCTGGAATTAACCATACTAGAGAACATCCAGCATTAATTATTTCACAATTCGCATTTTATAGGGATTGGTGGAATGATCTTTCAGGAAGATCAGGAGAATATAGTTCAACTATTTCTTCTAATTGGGATTGGAGAAAATTTATTGATATGTTATCAAAATATTCTGGTATTGATTGTAGAAATAAAATTAACTTAGAAAGCATAAAGTACGTATCTTCTTTCAAAGGTGTTGGTAAAATTTATAATGAAATGATTAATTCTTTTGATTATAAAATTACTAACGATTTGAAAAAAAATGAAAATCAAATTAAGGCACATGAATTTCATATAAAGGAGATGAATAAGATAAGGGATGTAAAGTTTACTGTTTATAGTTGTATTACTAACAATTATGACAATATACCCGATGAAAATTATTATGATCCAAATGTAAGATATGTCATGTTCCATGATGGAACGATTGATACTACTAAATCTCCTTGGGAATATATTGATATA